GGCAAATTGTCGTGTGAAGAATGAAGCTGCACGATAACGCCTCATCAGTTCCGGCATCGACTTCCATTTGCTGCCACCCTTTGTTGTCCATCCTTCAGCCTTCGCCATCTCCATCGAAACCCATGCCCCGCAGAGAGTTTCTCCCGTTGATTTGTCAAGTGCATAGGCCCGTGTCCTGCCGCCTTCGTTAGCATCTTCCTCATATCGCAGAGGGCTGAACTTGCCACAGGCGTTAAGTGTCGCGATCAGGAATGTTGATGACCATGAGGGTTTCCCTTGAATAACATAGAGGTTCTGCATAACCATCAGAGGTGATGATCCTATTCGGTTTGCCATCTCAAGGGCAATGATGCAGTTCCCGATGTTATTCTTGTACTGAGTAGGAACCATGTCCGACTGAGCAAATACCTGCGCGATTCTTTGCGCGAGTTGAAAGTTGTCTGCGCTCTGAAATGGCGCAAGGTTTGTCTGATTGGCTGCTGCCAATTCTTTTGATGTGTTCATGTTGTGATTATTAAGTTGTTCAAATCTATGTAACAAGTCTGACTTATGCAAGTTAAATATTCAACTCTGCACCGTTCGAGCATCTTGCCTGAGTTCCATTGCGACAGGTATGTTACCCGTGCAGATTCACTCAGACGTTCGTTTTTGAAAACGATCTTTCCAAGTTCGGACAGGGTGATCGGTTTACCTGTGTGTTTCTTATATTGGTTCTGCGCTGCCGCAATATCAATGTAGGTCATCGTGCAAGTTTTTTGAGGTCAATATCAAACTGTCGCATGGCATTCTCCCTAAGTTGGTCACAGATACGATTCTCAAGTGACTGACTTCGGATATAGCAGCACCATTCATTAAATGATGTGATCGGCTGATCGGGGTGTGTGGTGTGGTGGATGTTCATGATTCGATAAGGTGAAATGTCAAATGATCTGCGTCCTGACTGAAGTCGTGCGAATAAAGATCGCGGTACATTTTGAAAAGTCCAGACTTCAGAACTGCGATCTGTCCTGTGAGTTGTGAGATTCTGATCTCGTCGCGAAGCCTTGCGTCGATGTTTCCGTACCAAATGGAATTCGGATCGGAGTAATTCGTCTGAAACCCGATGAGGGCGTTGAGGTTTGACGTCCGACTTCTGAGCCTGTTCAGAATTGCGATCTGCTTTTCGTGCGCTGTAATAGCGCGGTTGATGTCTATTATGTTCATGTTGTTTGTTTTTAACCGCCAAACCCCGCCGTTGTTTCAGGGCGGGGCGGTGGTGGCGTTAGTCGGATAATTACATTACAATCTCCTCGTGCATTACTTCTGAAGTTTCGATGCAAATTACCTGCACGATGCCTCCGGTGTAGTCAGCGAAGTAAGATTGACGAGTTCCATTGTAGCGAGTGATGTAATCAATGCAATATTGAAGATCAGTAGTGTTGAATCCTTTGTTATCAGAAGATTCGTTGCTGTTGAATACTACGTCGAATGTGTGTGTTGTGTTGTTCATGTTGTTGTTGTTTATATCGTTATTGATGGAGCAAATATATGGGCAACTCTTTCCCAATTCCTAATTTATTTTAGGAAATATCTAAAGAAAATTGTTAAAACCGCTATTGGTGCGGGTTTCAGAAGGTAAAAAAGTTAGCCGATTGACCCAAAAGCGTACTTTCCGAGCGTCGGTTTCAGTTCAAAATGCATCCTCATCATCATCATTGAAGCTATGTCGGGAGAATATCCGAGGCGTTTAACGATTTCTTCGCGGGTTGATACGGCTAATTTTCGCTCCTTGTCAATGTCTTTGCGACGAACAGAATCAAGTTGCCTGACGATCTCATCTTCGTATTTCAGTGTGCTGCACGATATTTTGCCGTAACTCATGACTTCAGATAGTTTATAGTAACATTCTGACCGCAGATTAACATAGTGTTCGCTATCAACCGCCCTTGCCCCGTTATTAAACTGAACACACCGCAGAATCCCCTGGACACCGATACCAAGACCATCAGCATCAACAATGCACTGTGAAATAGGCACCCCATGCCGTGAACAAATGTCGCGTAGTTCCTTGGCGATTTCGTGAGGGTATTTGTGGACGAACTCGTAGATGTGAATTAAAGACAAACCGCGCCAAACCCCTACAATCGTTTTATCGTCGCCCATAGCCGCGATATCTGCGCTCACATACATTTTCCCCTGCGATTCGGCTTCGAGTGAAAATATGCGCCGCGTATCGTCGAAACTGAATAGGGTATCTTTACTCTCATCATAATCCCAGTCACCTTCCAGAAGTCGCTTGCGTATCTCTTCCGGCATCCTCATCATCTTCGCTTCGTATGCCTCGTTCGGTTTGATCGTGTTATCCTTCAGCAGACTTTCAACAAACGCCCTGTGATCTGATAGCCGGTCCTTTCGTGCAGGATCGTAGAAGTTGCGGTACAACCACCCCTTGTGCGGGTTACAGGTCAGCAGTCCTTTTGCTACCCCACCGATCAGATTGTAACGGGTACGCGAATCAAGAATGTCGATCGAGCCTTCAGACACTTCGCCGGCTTCATCTATAAAGTAGTCTGTGAGTTCATGGCTACCAAGTCGCGTGAACGGTGGATCGGATGGTTTGTCGGCCATATCCATCAGGATCGTTTCACTTCCATTAAACCACCGAATGATGTTCAGTTGCCCGTTGTATTGGTAGTCCTTTCCTGCCTTCATACCCATATCCTGACAAAGCTTCCAGAAGGTCAGCATCGTTGACAGTTCAAGATTCTTCAGCGCACTTCGACCAATCAACCCTCTCGTGTTCGGGTACTTCAATCGTCGGGCGATCTGCCAATAACAACCGAGCCACGACTTACCACCGTAAACCCCGCCACCGAAAAGAACTTGTTCGACCTGTGACCTGTGCGATAGGTGATCAAGTGCGATCTCTTGTTTAGCGTTGAATTGTGGGGTGTAGTTCATAGCGTGGTATGTGGTTAGACGTGAGCATAAAAATTATCAATAGATAATATTTAGGCGCAATAACATTTTTAATACTTATTTACACCAGCCGCACTAAAATAGTTCCATTTGAATGGTTGGTTCAAAACTTGCATCGTAGTTCTTGTTTTCGTTTTTTGGGTATGGATGTGATTTGTAAATCATATCTTCAATTAGTTGTTTTTTGTTTTTTGCATTTATATAAATGTATCGGTGTTTAGGTAGTTGTTTTATTATGGCGCCACCAACGGCAATTATATTATCCTTCCAATGTAAATCTTCATTATATTGTTTGCCTAACATTTTACGAGTAAACTCAATGTTCATATTTCTACCATGATATTTCTTACCAAACAAAATAAAATCCATTGACTTATTTTTTGGTTCAGCTAATCCACAATAAATAAAATTAGTAGCTTGGTAAATATACCCGCAATGATTATTATTTGCATCTGCATAACTTACAATAACATTTGGTTTTGGCAATAATTTTAAACATCCGCTAACAAAAAATGAAGTCAAGTTTTTTTCGTGATTATCATTTAACACTAATCTGCTTAACTCCATTACGTTAATAGTATGTTTATCATTAAACAATTTACCACCATTATTCCAAAATCTTGAAGGTGCCGGGGAAAAAACACAAACACCAACTACAATATTGTTTTCATCATACAAAGCAAAAACATACATCATAATCGGAGTTCTACGTGCATAGTGTTTTTTTAGCAACCATTCTATTGCATTAGAATTACTAATTGATTTTATTTTATATTTTTCCTTAATTCCCATCTCACAAATAAATATTCACGATCTGCTTTTCATCGGCATTCAAATCAAAACACGGATGACGTGATCTGATCTTTTCAGTTGTGTTCAACACTTGCTTACCCTTCAGCATGACGATGTAGCCCGGCAAGATGAGTAGCTTCCCCTGCTGAACGTGCGCCATTTCTGCCCCCGTTTCACAGCCGTTCAAGTGATACGGCTTGCGCTTGAAGTACTGCCACGAACCACGACTGAAGCAGTTGATACCCGGCTGAAGCTTGACCGAGTAGGACAATTCACATCTGAATGCAGGGCCATCCTCAGGTGCGATAAATAGCGGATAGTTCCGGCCAACTCCGCCCATGATTACACCCTTCGCTGGCGTTTCTTCCAATCGTGAAAAAGCACATTGAGGGGCAATGTCATCGGCCCCAGCAAGGCAATACCAATCGGGTGAATATACTTCGAGTGTGGCGAGTGATCGGTTGAACTTCGACCTCAGATGGCTGTCGCCTCGTGACAAGATACAGAAATCATCCTGTTGAACTTCGATATACTTCACCGTGTCAGACAGAAACTCCTCACAAAATTCACGGCTTAAACGGCCTTCCGAGCCGCAGAGGTGAAGCGGATAGCCAAGTGAAGCGTAGTGTCTGAATGTTCGTTTGTAGGCAGGGTTATTCGGGTTGCCTTGAAGATAGAAGGGCATGCAGATTGCTACGGTCATCACTGGCTATTGAGTTTATTGTAAAGCCTTTCATTGAATCCAATATCCTTCGCAGGAACTCCGGCCAAGATACGGAAATGATCCTTCCAAATTCCTTTGACAAACGACTGCGCCCCGACCATTATACCAAATGCAAGCTGAGTGTGTTGGTGAAGTGATGCGTTCAGACCTATCCGACAACATGAAGCAATGATGGAATGACCGCCGATAACACAGGCCGAGTGCAAAACTACGTTGTCGCCTATTTGCGTGTCATGTCCGACGTGCGAATGGCTCATGATGTAACAATCAGCACCGATGACAGTGTTGCCAAGATGCCCCGCGTTGATCGTCACGTTGTCGCGAATGATCGTGTTGTCACCGATGATGACTGTGTGTCGCGGTTCTTTTCGCGGATCTACTTGATCGGGATATTCGGCAGGGCTACCGATCGAACAGTTATGACCGATGAATACGTTTCGACCGATTACGACTGAAGGGTGTATATAACTCATATAATTTAAAATTAATCCATATCCGCGAACACCTGTTGAATATGTGCAGTAAAATCATCCATAGCCAATAGTTAGGCGTTATTGTTCAGATACTCATCAATAGCTGGTGTCCTATCTATTTTATGCCAACCTGTTATAAATTCGTATTCCGTATATTTACAATGTTGGCATACTTGTACCGCTTTTCCATCTATTTCATAGTACATCATATTGTGCTTTCCAAAAAAACACAACAAACGCCTAACAAATAATTGGCGTAATGCCTTTAGTTTTTTAAATTTTATTTTGTTCATCGTTTCAAATTTAATTTATTTCATCCATATCCACCCGAATTGGGTGTACTTGTGCAGTAAAATCATCCATAGCCAATAGTTAGGCGTAAGGCTTGACCAACTCCCAAGTCCACTTGTTTCTTGAATGGTCGGTGATAGGTGCTTTCACGTAAACACCATTTGACCTTATCAATATGCCTTTTGAAAGAAGTAATCTAACTTCTCCAATCCAACTTGTTTCGTCAATCTCAACTTCCGTTTCATCGTGTGATTCAAAAGTCATATAAGGGCGTGTAACTCTTACAGTATCACCGACCTTAATATCGTTTCCATTTACGTCTTTACGAACAAAAAGCCCTACGCCTAACAGCGGTTTTGCCGCAGGCGGGGTTTCGTTGTTTAATGATGTTTTCGTTTCCATATAAAATTTTGTTTTAAGTTGATAAATTCGTTTTCAAAAGTCCCGCCCGACAGCAAAGCCGCATGACGTTATAAGCAAGGTGGCTCAGGTATCTGCAACCAAAAAACGGGCGGAAGTATTCCAAGATTTCCGTTGAAGTCTCGCCAGTTGCCATATTTTTCTCCCTGAAACTCTCCTATAAATTCATAAGTTGCTAAAAACCGCCCGTAAATCTTGCAATACACTAAGACTGTTTCTCCAAATTTAGGTAATCGCTCCGTAACCGCCACCCAGCTTATAACAGCAGTTTGGCAAGATGCAGGGTTCAGTTCTTCTTTCATACTCTGCTCAATTTATCGTTCAATTCATTTCTGATTTCATCCGTGCCTTCGATGTTCTCGTCGCTGTCGGGTAAAGTGAGTTCAAACACATCGAGGCTGCATTGATAAGTACACATTAATTGAGTGTGTTCCTCGTATTCATCGTAACCAAACACGGTTAATTCCATGTAGATATTGACGCCTTCAAACTTACTTTCAATAGTGAACGATTCATTGTCGTTAACGGTGTCAAGGTTTTTGCAGATCAGCGACCAGCAGTGTTCTGTCATTGTGATGGTGTTCATACTTTTTACCATGTTATTGTTTCTGTTTTAGTTTCGAGTTGTGCGAATAGTGCGTCGGCGTGTGAAACTGCACATCTCACAGTATCTTCCATTTTCATCAAAAAATCTGTGTCTGCCGCCAACAAGCCTTGCATCGCCTTAATCGCAAAGTATTCGCGTTTAGTAAGGACGAGGCAACCAACTTTGTCATCCTCGTTAATTGGGTAAATTGGTTGGTCTGAATTTTTCATGTTATTAAGTTTTGATTGTTTACTATTCTTCACCTTCTCCAACTATCCTGCACACA